CCATCCATCTCATAGCGTCCTGCTACATTCTTCCAGAGTCCACCAAGTTCACCAAGTTCCAAAAGACCGTAGTAACGATCAAGACCGCGCTCATCATAATACAAACGGATTTCAACATCTTTGTTCTCCTTACTCAGACGCGATTTGTGAGTCTTAGCCTTGATAATATTTCCGACCACTTCCGTTCCATCCTTCTCTTTCTTTTTGCTGAGATAGATGATCGAAGATGCTGCGTATTTGAGTCCAGAACCTCCACCCATTTCTTTCGTTGGTATATAAGCTCCGATGACATCGTATGTATGATTTGTGACAATGAGGGGAACATTTGCCTGTCCTAATTTAAGTGTGAGCATTCGGAATGCACCTTTGACCAGTTGAGATTTGGTCATATCACGAACTTGTTTGTCGTTCAGTGCATCAGTAATTTCTTTCTCAGTGGAAAGCATACCCAGAGAGTCTAACACAAAGATGCAGGGTTTGCGTTCCTCTGTTGGTTTTTTAAGATAAATGTCAACTGCTTTAAGTGCCTTGGTGCGAAACTCCTCAATGGTAACAACATTTACCACAACAAAACGTTTGGTGTCAATACCACGAGATTCAATCAGTGATTTATTAACAGCTGCCTCAGTATCAAAGTAGAGACAATAACCATCGGGGTGAGTATTAAGAAAATTCTTAACCATAGCGAGAGAAAAGAAAGTCTTTCCAGTAGAAGACTCTCCAGCAATAGCAGTAATTTTATTACCAGATACACCACCAAATATGCTACCTGAAACCAATGCATTAAAGATATACGAACCTGTGTCAACATAAGTTTCTGTATCATCTATATCTGATGCTAGTTTTGTGTAGTCATCACCAATTTCTTTTACGATTTCTTTAAGAAAGTCCATCAAGCCACCATTCCATTTTGTAAATCCATCAATTCCACCTCAGTGTATCTAGATATTTTAGCACATTTTCTCTTATATCCATAAGTTCATGAAAGCATTTTTGATCATGTGCTGCTTGTCGGAGTTCAGGGTCTGGTTTGAGCACGGACTCTTTAAATAAATCCAGTCCTCTATTCCATTTTGACTGTTTTGATTCCTCATCATATACGTATATTGTGTATTCATTATTCATAAGAAAAAGTCCTCCAAAGAAATTTGTTTTTCGGATTTCCATCCAATTGCATCGAGTACGACTTTAAGTGGATCAAGAAAACCTTTTTCGAATTGCATGTCATAATCGACATACCTTTCTATACCCAACTCCCTTGGAAACTCTTGAATAAAAGAGAATACATTTTCATAAATTGGATTGGGTGTTTTAAGATAACAAAACTTGATCTTTTCTCCATTTTGAATAAATGAATACTTAGTATCAAGATTTTTTATTTTTATATAATAATTATACAACAAAGCTCCCCTGGCGTGAATAGGTGTACCTTTATTGTAAATTGTGCTGGTTGATCGATGTTTGTTCACATTACTCACTGTCCGAGGAAAAGAAATTTCCTCAGGTGTCATCTTTTTAAAGTTAAATCGACACTGATCAATAAAACTAATGAGATCATCTTCGGCAGAAGACATAATTATTTTTAAAGCATCTTTGATCATTTGACGACATGGTGCAGGAGTAGAAGACTTAACTGCTTCGATGCCCATAATCTTCAATTTTGGTTCATCATAACGAACACCCTCACTGTCCCAGACATTGAGAATATAACGCTTCTTTGCCGTCCAGATTCCACGTTCAGCAATGTTCTCACGTTTCATCTGCATCTTCTGGTCATAAGCATTTACATAGTCAGCCAGTTCTTGGTAGCAACCTTCAATATACTTTTCAAGTTCCACCTGACAGATCTTATCAAGGAACGAAACAACGCTTTGAGTAGTTTTCTCTCTGCCCTTGTATACAGTTTCAACCAGAGGACCCATATTAAGATAAATGGAATCGGTATCAGAAGCAATAACATAGTCAACTCCATCAGTTTTAAGAAGTTTGTTCAGATAAGCATTCATCTTGTTCTCAATCCAACGGATGGAAACCTGACCAGATAGAGTGATTGCCTCTGCGTTTGCTAGTTTGTAATAACGGAAATACTGATTGCCGATAGCACCATAAGCAGAGTTAAGTTGAATCTTCCTTGCCATTTGAATGTTGTTACAGCGAGCAATCTCTTTTTCCAGTTCTTTTGTCTTTTTCTTTTCATATTCTTGTTTGGCAGCAAGCATTTTCTTTTTATAGATGGTTCGATCCAAATAGATTTTTTCCATCAGTTCTGGTAGAAATCCACGCACATCTTTACGATACATCGCACCATTTGCACAGACTGCTTTGTCCTTATACAGTTCAAATGTCAGTTCTTGATTTAGAATCTTATCCACAGTTACAGTCGGATGTCTTTCATCTAAGAGAGTTTCTGGGCTTATATTAAACTGCATGATCAGGTGAGGGTATAGGGAGTTAAGGTCAAAACTCACCACATAATCATACATTCCTGGAATCGGTTCTTTCACATAAGCACCAGCATACTTGGAGTCCTTATCAGAACGCTCCTTCGGGGGGATCACAATGTTTCTATTTTTGAGATAGTTGTAGATGATTGTATCCCACATTCTAACTTGGTAGAACACATCAACAAAATTTACCTTTGCGTCATATGCCATTGTGATTGCAAGTTCAATCAGTTTCATCTTGTCTTCCAAACGGTCAACAAGTTCTACGTCAACAATGTTATATTCGACAAACTTATTCCAACCTTTTGTATAAAAATCTTTAAAGGTATCAAACTCAGAGTGGTCAAGTTTCTTTTGTCCTAATTCAACATTAGCAATGTAATCTAGCCGATATGATTCTTGTGTCTTATAGGTAAACTTTTTGTACAGGTCCAAGTAATCAAGTTGAGTAACTCCACCAATATCAAAAGCAATGTTCTTTCGACCTGAAATCCATACCTCTTCTTGTGTCACAAGTCCCCAAGGAGAGATTCGTTTAAGTGCCCTTTCCCCAAGAACACGATTAATTCTTCCACAGATGTATGGAATATCATAAAGTTGAACATTCCAACCAGTGATCACTTCTGGTGTATAAGTTGCCCACCACTCTAAAAAGTTCTGCAAAAGAGATTGTTCACTTTCACACAAAATGTATTTGGCATTAGGGTTTGTTGATTTAAAAGGTTTTCTTCCCCAAGTAGTAATCTTTTTAGTTGAGTAGTCTTGAATAGTAATCAAAAGCATCTCTTCTGAACACGATTCTGTGTTAGGAAATCCATATTCAGATTGAACCTCAATATCAAGAGTGATTAAATTGATTTTAGAAATATCGAATTTGATTTCATCTTCTGGATATTTTTCAGAGATATATTGACATATATACTTGTCATTTCCATAGATTTCAAATCCCTCTACATTGTCATATTTTTTATAAAATTCTCTACAATCTCGCACAAATCCTGGTTGAATTGCTTCAACATATTCACCAGAAAGAGTTTTATATTTTGTTTTTTTGTTTGACTTCACAAAGAGAGTTGGTTTAAACTCCTCTGTGGTCATGAAACTTTTTCCATTTTCATAACCACGAACAAGAAATCGATTGCCAACCATCTGCACATTAGTATAAAATCGCACTAGTCAGTTACCTTCTGATATCGTTCAAGTAGTTTAGTGTTTGGTTCTGCGATTGTTAAAATTTTATCAGAATGAACCATGAACTCATTCTGAGATGTAAAGTCCAATAACCAAGGAGTTAACGTCCCATCATTCAAATTAACACAAAATGGATTTACTAATTTACAGTCTGGTTCTCCTAACTCTGAACCAACCTCTTCAATTTGTGAGATCAGTGTCTGATTTGCCAGAACTAATAGTTTTATCATCCTTTAATACCTCATTAATGTACATCTTACGAAGATTATCGACTGGTTCAGTCATTGTCACAACCCAGTCAACATTTATTGGAATCTTAGCATCCTTAGAAAGTGGCATCCAGGGAAACATTTTAATTTTAAATCCCTTAGCTGCCTCATCCCGAGTGACTCCCTCGGTATCCATGAGTTTTACAATACAAGGTTTAGTTAAAAAATAACCGATAGGTCTATCTTCAATAACCATTTCCTCAATATCTGCGATGATGTCTTCACCAGACTTCATCAAAACCAATTTAACTGTCATGTTTTTTCTCTTTTCCATCATATTTTAGCAAGAAAAAAAGAAGGAGTCAACCTAGATTTTGCCAGGGACTCCTTTGCGCCGACGATATTCAGTTTTATTTATTCCCCACCACCTCCACCACCGTTTCCAGCGCCGCCATTACCACCGTTACCATCAGCACTACCTCCGGCACTTGAGTGACTTCCTATGGCAACTGCGTATCCTCTGGGAATCCTTTTGGATTTTCCTTTACGGAAAACCGTATGAGGAATTGCGTTTTTATATGCGATTTTTTGGAACTCGTCGAAAGATTTCATTTTTTTATTTTTATTTATAGGTAATCCTTTCTCTTATGATATTCTGGAACAATTCTGCCCAAAGTG